TCAAAGGGAAATATCCCCCATAATCACGTCGTTAATAAACGATAATTCAGAGCGAGTCATCTCATTCTCATTCGCCTTAATTAATCCATTTACTGATAATTTTATATCAATCAACTTTTCGGTTTTTCTATATTTAATATTAATACTCTTGATTTCTACAGATTCATTCTCCGATAAGAAAGACAATTCTTTCATTAATTCGTGAAGATATGCTCTATCTTTATTGGCACAATCAATAAAATGCTTCATTTGTTGATTATATTGGTCATCTTCTTGAATCAACTCAACATTAACTATTTTTGCCCCTTTTTTTATGAATACTGTTTCTAAAACTCTCAACATAATAGCTGATGAAATAACTATCTGACTATACCCTTGCTTAAGTTTAGAGCGAACAAAAGAATAATAATCGCCATCAATTTCAAATGTTTCTAAACAATTACTTTCTTGAGATTTAAATAATTTATATTGTTTGTATTCCACTTTCGGTCCTCCTATCATCAACTTAAGTTCTGAGCATCAACAAATATTATTTAGCTAATTACTGTATCTAAATAATACGTTATTCTAATTAATTTTACAATCTTAATCAAAGATGACATTACCCAAATATAAAATGCTTCTCATTTTTATTTGGATGTTTTCCATGATGCTCCAGCGACTAACCTCCCTATAAAACGAAGAAAATTCCTATCCAAAGAAGGATAGGAATTTTTCATTTAAATCGTAATACCATATACCCATTGCGAAACTACTTTACCTTCTTTAGTCGGACCGATCGCTAACCACCCATAACCACCTGTTCGTGGCTGACGAACAAAAGCATGCCCATTTCGTTGGACCAGAACACGATCATATTTCACTTCCTGACCGCGACCTAATAAAGTCAAAATACCTAGATTAGTCGGCGTAGCAGTATCTCCACTAGATGTACCACGCAGATTGATACCTGCTGCTGCAGTAATTGTGACAGTACCTGAGCGACTGTGCCAAACGTGCGCTGGTGGTGTTGCTGTAGCTGTATTAGTTGACACCGGAGTAACCAAAGCTCCCGATACCCAACCGTTGCCTCCTACCTCGAACCAAGTTGTGTAGCCGTTCACGTTTTCTCCATTGCGAGTGATTCTAGTAGCGTTAAAACGATCACCACGTTTTAGCTGACGCAAAACTTTCGAGCTTGTATTTTGAGCTGCACGCACGTTAAGAACATCGGTACTCACAACTTGCTGTACATTCCATGCCTCAACCTTGTAATTTGGTGCAGACGGAGCTGGTGTAGGTGTTGCAGTAGATCCTCCGCCCCCGGCAACACGGTTTCTGATTTCACCTAATCTCGGATATAAAAAAGGCCCGGGACATGCCGTTGCTGCACCTGGCGCATCTTTGTGTCCGATAATCGTCATCTTTCGTCCATAACGCTTCTCAATATCTTGAATCAACTTCACTAATGCATCGATCGTTTTTTCAGCTACTTGCCAGCCTGGTTCGCCTGTTGTGTTGGTACACTCGATTCCAATCGCATAGCTGTTCGCGTTATTTGCGTGCCAGGCTGTTTTCAGCTCATCGATATATGCTCTAATCGTACCATCTTGTCCGATTCCGTAGTGTGCTGATGCCTGCACATTTTTCCAAATTCCAGGCATATTATCAAAGTTTGTGCCTGCTTGGTGATGTACTACAACTGTTGTGATTGCAGAAGCGTTTCGTGTACCCGACCATTTTGTACCGAAGTTTTCAAATTGATATTTTGTTGCTAAACTCGAAATTCCCATTGATGATTCCTCCTAAAATTTTGTATAGAAAAAGAGCAGCCAATACGGCTACTCCTCATCTTTTAAATCCGTTGTATAATGTGTTCGTTCCGTCTCGCTTTGTCCATCGCCGTAATCGATTCGATCATCATTATTTATTAAGTGATCACCTTGGATAACAAATTGATGTCCCAAAACTGCTGCTCCAGTCACTAGCACTGCCTGCACCAAATGATCAGCAGTGTAACCACCAAGCATAAAAGGTGTGAACAAAAGACTTATTAAAAGCAACAAAAAAGGAATCCATTCTGTTCTTAGGATTCCAGCGTGCTTTATAAAATACCCGATGATCCATAGAGCAAGGATCATCACAAAACCTTCTTCGATGACAAACTGTGAAATATTCATTTTTTCCCTCCTATCTGCTTAAAAAGTGATTTGATTTGTGCCTCCATTGTAGCGATTCGAATATTGTACTCACTATGACTTTTTTGAACGTCCTTGATTGTACTTTTAAGTTCTTTGAGCGTTACATCCATGTCCGTAAACAACGCATAAAACTTTGACAGTCCAAAAATCAGACCTCCAATAAATGTGATCACCGCAATCCATTCCGTGATCGTCAACGTACTAAAATCCATCCTATCACCTACCCTTTCCTAGTCTTCTAGCTCCTCGATCAAGTTATCTTTGACGAGCGAGAAATCAGCGTCATCTTTTGCATCGATGATCATCGTATTGACATCATCCATTTGCATATTGTGATTTTCAAGTTCACTTACCGCTTCGTGCCAATGGTGCATCACATAATCGGTAAAGGCACCTTGCTTGTGTGATTGGCGTAACTCATTTAAAAACTTTTCAAAATCCATTTCAGATGTCCTCCCCTACATACGTAATGCTTGTGACTAACCACGACCCGACAGGAATATCGTCTTGCGTATATCCTGTATTGTGTCCTCGATACCGACTGCACAAGATTCTGCGATCTGTCGTGATCTCAAGATGATATAACCCCCTTCCGGATCCTTGCGCTAATTGCCTTTCGATGTGTTTTGGACCATATCCGACAGGCAGCGTACCCATCAGGAAATTGTTTAATGTATTACCTGACGAGACAACAGACGTCGGCGCTATTGCTCCCCTGATCGTCACCATGTCGCCATGTCGGACTGCTTGGCAAAAGTTATCACCGCTTGCGGCATAGTTATTAAATCCAGTCGCAAAAGTCGGCACGACCGCTGGTAGTGAGTTGTCTAGCTCCAATCTCTCGATACGAGCTGTTGTTATATCAGTGTTGGCTTCGTAAATATACAGTTCCCTAATCCTTAAGACAGCCCCAGGATCTAGCCATATAGAAAATGCTGCGAAAGTTGTAAGACGAACCGTTCCTTGAATCCAAGTCGGCCCCACATTTTGCATTTGGAATTGAATATTTTCACCTAAACTCGTCCCAACTTCAATTTGTTTTCTTACAGAAGCTTGATCCGTATTAACAAACATTGCTACGTTATAGGACTTACCTATTGCTAGACTAAGTGGCGGGGTTGCCCAATAAATCCTACCTTTAGTAGCAGTATTATTACTTATCACAACCCCATTTGCATCGTACGTGATAGCAAAGTTTCCCTCATTAAATGGTCGAGGCTCTTGTTTTTGAAACTTTGGATCTGGAAAATGATTTGTAAGATTTATTGTGTTCTCTTCTAGCGTTTGCACTTTTTGTTGAGTTATTTCGAATTCTTTTTGATCTGCTTTATCGCTCGGTGCCGGAAACCACCCTAAGTAACGATTACCTTCCACAAGTACAAATTCTTTGATACGGATAGTACAAGAGATACTTGCTTGTATCGCTATTGTTGGCTGTGCTGGAATTACCCAAGTCCCCGGACGTGTAGTGCCTGTTGCTGTAATAAGCTGCCATTCGCCTACTTTTGTAAAATCAACATATCCAACTGGTGCATCTTGCATTGTTCCATCATTAGTCCTAAGAAAAACACCTGTCCCATGTCCGGTTGCTCCCGCTGATACTGATTCGACATATACCATCAACCCAATATTGTATTGTGTAGACTGCTTTATTCCATCTAAATTTATAGAAATTGTTGATCTGACTTCGTTAACGCCTTTGGATATTGTTGTGTACTCTCCATTTGATGTGATACTTGTAAATGACGAAGTGATCCATCCGTCTAAACCATTGTAAAACGAGCTTCTTGGTAATAAGTTTCTTGCACTTATATTCAAATCGCTTTTCAAAGCAAGTTCCGCCGGGTTTGGCATCCAGTCTCCACCAACATTACCCAAACCAAAAGAGACATTTCGAACAGTTGGTATGCGTCCGGTATCGTATGTTCCAAAAAACGCTAATAGTGATCGTGTTTCGGTATCAAAACCAGCAGATTTAGTAGGTTTGAAAGAAATGCTAAATCTTTTATATTCTGTTGTCACATTCAAAGGATGCTGTCCAATATCATATTTAGCTCCTGATCCGTTTTGACAATATACTCTTATTGTTCCTGCAATAGCCGATTTCAAATCGAATGATACTGTGTACTCTCTATCCATGCCGTACTCATCAATTAGTGGAGCCAGATTCCAAGATGGATCGTTTAAAAACTCATTTCTACCTGTTCTCTCGATGTGAGAATCAATCAAGTAATTTCTAGTTGCAACTAAAATATTACTTAATAAAGTCTCGATTTCGTTTTTTACAGCGGTCAATCGATTCTCAAGCTGCGAGACCGACTGTTTAACTCCTACGATTTCACTATCTAGAGAAGTAAACTTGTTTTGTGCTTCTTCAAAGAATTGGTTGATCTGTGTTTCGAGATCCCGTATTTTTTGATCAACGCTGGCTTGCGCTTCGGTTGTCATATCTGAAACGACTTTTTTCACATCTGCGATTTTTTCATATATTTCATGAAAACCTTCATAATAAAACTGGGATACACTTTCCGTCATGTTATCAATCGGGCTTTGTTCAATGTGAAAAAGAAAACGACCAGCTGTATCTAGTTGCTGATCGTTTGGTGGCTTGATATAAATACTTCCGACCACTCGCCCCTGATGACCAAGGATATTATTTTTTAGAATTATTGATACAAGCCCTTCTGTGGCATCCTCAATCACTGCGTGATACACGTGACGGAAACGTCTCATGTCACTTGTTTCTGATCCGCCTTCTAAGCAGATTGGAACGACGGTGCCATTTGATAATGGCTGTGGTGCGCCATCTTTTTCAAGCTTAAATAGTAGTTTTGCAGTCCCTCGATCATGCGAGAAAAATACAACCTTGGTACTGATTGGATCCACACGTTCTGCTTGGATTCTGATCAAGGATTCATTTTTCTTGAATAACGCATTGTCTGTCTCAACTCTGATCGTAACAACTGCACGTGCAATTTCATTATTGCCCGAGTCATATCCGACTAACTCGACTTTGTCATGTCGCTGTATGCGATCTGGACCCACATAATAGGTAAAGAATCCGTTGTTAAAAGTGCCGCCCCAAGACACGTGCTGATCGTTGATAAATAATCGACCTCGAACAACAGCTCCTGTATACTGACCAGTGAGTTCCACCTGACCAATCGAAAAGGTATCCGGAAACAAACGAGGAATAGTTGATTGTTCTGTCATGAGAATACTTGCCCCCCTACCGTTCTTTGTTCCATTGTCGTTCCTGTAATCGACGCTGCTGTATCTCGATAAATAATGGATCCCCGAGCACCACAGACAACGGCATTATTATTTCCACGCATATCGCCAGAAAGTCGAGTAGTTGCCGCAAATTCTGCACGTAAAACCATCCGTTGATTGCTTGCAAAACTGTTATACGTATTTCCTTGGCTCCCACTAAAATGAAAAGTGTTGTAGGTGCTGTGGCTCAACGTGCTTGCCGTTGCACGGCAATTATCAATGGCGCCATAACTTACCCGATCAAAACTGATAAAGAACCCTGGTGAGTTTGCGATATCCGTTGATTGGAATCCTCTGACACGACAGTAGGTGCTACAATCGATAAATTGCATTGATCGGACAAAGCAGCCTAGATCGCCAGAAGCAGCACTAACAGAAGCATTATTTTCTGCAACGATTTCAATGCTAGCCGCTTTAAGTCCTCTGACAAGTATATCCTCAAGATATACACCAACGCCCACTTGGATAATGAAATGCGTTGTTGATAATAACGGCAAGCTATTAACTGCCGCCTGAGCCGTTAAAAATGGTTTTTGTTCGGTGCCATCTCCTGTCACATCGCTTCCGTCTTTTGATACGTAGATAATTTGAACACCACCTGAGCCGCCGTAAAGCATCTGGATCACCGTCAGCATCTGATCAAATTCTTCTCGCATATCCGACAACAACGAAGCGAATTCTTTGAGTTCTTTGTCCGATAGCTCATCCCCGGCAACAAGACGATCTTGTAGGGTTAGAAATGTATCTCCTCGCCAATTGACACGTGCATCGATTATCTCATTTGGTGAGTTGCCGCCTGATTTTAGTACTGTATTACTAAATCTTGCTTCGAGGTATTTATCTTTTTGATCGAGACGGCTTATTTCTCGTTCCGTTTCATCGGCGTTATGGTTAAATGCTTTCTTCCATTCCAAGCCGATACGGTTTGTCACTAATTTTAAAAATCCCACTAGATCAACCTCCTTTGAATTAATTTTGCAAGTATACTGGTCATTGTCTTTTTAGTGTTAGATAGCACTATCTCAGGTGGTTTATTAGGTAAGGCAGGGTATTTTTTGTACCCCACCACCTGAATATAGGTATTGATGTTGAGCGGTTCATAGATAAAAGGCACAAAATCGCCTTTATCGATTTCAACAGCCCACTTCAGATTTACAACACCTGATATAGATGGTTGGTCTTGTAACTCACGAATCAATCTTTCCCGCATGTTTGCAGCAACCTGATAGCGCTCGTCTCTCACTGGCTGTTGAATTCTGATGCCCCATTTTGCCGATTCGGAAGACGTGTATGTGATAGGCGAAAAATATTCCCTGTCGTCATCGTCTGTACCTCCAAACCCTCTAATCTGCGTTCGTAAATTTAACGTATCAATATCAAACCGCACGTCGTCCGTGTTGTGCTTGTACCTAATTTGCTGCTCTGTCTTTTGGCCATAGCTTCCGGAAGGATAAAACGTAAGGTGTTTATTATCAGGAATCACAACTGCTCCAAAGTCTGACAACAATTTATTAATTAAACCTAGATAACTGTCATCTCCAAAGTTTTCCACGTCTCGACTACCTAAAACATTATTTGGATCTATTAAACTCCAAGTAAATCCGCGATTTCCCGCTGCAAAAACGTGAGTAAGTAGTTGTCGCATTGTACGGCGACCGGTCACTGTATTGTATTGATATCCCTCGGCAATCGAGTAGTAAACGTGTGTTGCAACTACTGACTTAAATAAAAAGGCTCCTTCTCCGCCATCTGTCAGTTGCTTTATAATAAATTCTTGACCTTGATATATAATCGAACTTTCAAAAGTAACAAGATCATATGAAAATTTGTTTTGCTCATTAAGCCTTACTGTTAAAGAAAGTTCCCACGTTTCGCTTTCTTGCCAATTTTCGAAGAAAGAGCCCTTGTCATAATCGACAAGAAGCTCTTCTTCTGTTTGTTCATAATTTCGTATAATTAAATCTGCCATGGTTTCACCTACTTATACAAAAAGCGGAAATCCCACTCTGATCGCACGCGGCTTATATTCTGAAGTTCGATATCGTTTATGCCAGGTACTAACCTAATCAATGCATGATTCGTATCAATGCCTCGATTGACACCGTTTCTTTTCGGGTATACACCATCTAATTCAATCCAATCACCACGTCTTGTGCTAAATTCAGGATGATAGATAAACCGTTCACCTGTAGTACGATTAAATATATTTAGCTGACCATCGCTTTCACCTTCAACTTTGATTCGCAAATCATGCTCCCGAGGATCTACTGTGAAATCTCCCGCATTAAAAATTATAAATCTACTAGTATCGTGCGTGTAGCTATAATCCTCAGATGCTAAACCTTGCGAAAATTGCCAAGTTGATTCTAATGAGAAATCGTCTAGACTTGTACCAATCGACTCAGCATGCCCGCGATAGCAATAGAACAAAATCGTCCCATTAACGTATCGGCTTGTGACTTGTTCATAATCAATCGCGATTCTCACACGATATCTCTTGCCCGGCTCATTTGGATTAACTAAGTAAATGAGCTGCTTGTCAATTAAGAAACTTTGAAACTCTGAGACGAAGAGAGAAGCATCTTGATATGAGGAAACATTTATTAAAAAATCTGTACTTATAAAAAAGCCATTATACCTCTCGTTACTAATCTGACTTCCGTCCACTCCTTCAAATTGTATAAAAGTTTGTTCGAGATCCGGTGCTTCTCTCTTCAAACCAGAAAATTTTATTCTAGGGAAACATTCTTTTAATGAATATTGTGCACCGCCTTTTATGATTAAAACGTCTGATCCCACTAAATCCCCCCTAATCCTTTATTCGCAAATAAGCGCTCCAAAGTGATTGCGTTGTTTCTATCTGCTGCCGATGCTATGTCTTTTTCTGAAATAACAAGCTCTTTGCGAGCTATTACCTCAAGCAACTTAACAACTTTTTTTAGATCTGAAGTATTTTTCTCTGTACTAGTAGGCAATACTCTCTCCGTGCGTGAACTTGTAGTCCAATCATTGATTCTGCTTAATGCAGTATCATCGAAACTTGTTCCATGTTCATACCTCGGCAAAGTCTCCATCATTTTTGAGATAGATGGCCATATTTTTGTCCCTCTAGGAAGATCGTAAAGTGTCCAATCTGGAGGAGAAATGCCAAAATCACCTTGAGGTGTAAGGAATGGTTCGGCTTTACCTCCATCACCAAGCCAAACAGGGCCACCTTTGAAGTATGGATCCCCCGTTGCTCGACCGTCTAATGTTGGTCCAATGAAATCCGCTCTTACAGTACGAGTTGTTGAAGCTGGCAATTCAAAAAATCTTTGCCACGCACTTACTGCATTGCCAAAAGGCCCACTTGCTTGATCATCTCCCTTAGCAACTTTTGTTGATGGATTGACATCGCGATTATAGCTGTTGATAGATGAAGTAGCACTGCTAACTTTGTTAAGCACATCAGAATTTTCACCAAACAACGTTTTTAAATGTGGCAAAACATTTCTGTTGTAAGTTTCAACTGAAATCGTGCCATCGCGAACTTTGGATAAAATATCCTCATTGTTTCCCAACATCACTTTAACTTCGGTAGGCAATGCGTTCCATCCGTTGAATGATTCTTCGGACTGAAATACTTTAGCCAACAAATCACTATTTTCCCCTAGAATTCTTTTTTCGCTATCAGATAAACTGGACCATCGGTTCCATTCTTCTTCAGATTGAATAATTCTTTCCATGAATTCAATATTATTCGCAAGAATTATTTTTTCTGAATCTGGAACGTCTTTCCACCTAGCGAATACTTCGTCTGATTCATATATAGTTGTTAAGAAATCAGCATTTTCACCCAGTATTTTCTTAATACTATCAGGCACATTGTTCCAACTGGCTAGTTTTTCTTCTGACTGGCTTAGAATAGAAAGAAAACCGAAATTTTCAGCTTCTAACTCTTTTATTTGAGGTAAATAATCATCCCATAGACCTAGATTTAGCATTGCTTCCGCTAAAGTTTCGTGAGTATTTGAGTTAGCAATCAACAACTGCTCTTCCCAATTTAGCTCCTGCCACTTCTCATTATCTTCCAGAGTTCGGATCATGGTTTCTGTACTATTACTTTCTAATAGTGCAGATTTTTCAGCCCACTCTAACTTATCCCATAACCCAAGAGAAATTAAGGTTTCCCGCATTGTTTCAGGAGTGTTAGAGTAAAGCAGAGCTGTTTTTTCATCTACTTCCATTTCTTGCCACAGTCCCATTGTTTCTAAGGCTTCGATTACTGCATATGAAGCTTCATCATTAATGATAAGTTCCTTGTCTCCCCAAGCCATACCTTCCCACCACTCATTAGCAATCGCCGCTTCTCCAATAATTAATTTGGCATTGCTATCAAGGTCGGCATCATGAATAAGTAACTTCAAATCATTCCATGTTTGGGAATCTTTTGTTGCCTCAATTACCACTTCATTTACATTCGATTTTACTTCACCGGTCTTTTCGTCGAACACAAGCTTGTTCCAAATTTCAGCCCCTTTTTGGAGGTGAGTATTGGATTGATCAGCCGTCCATGCCAATTGTTCTGCATTTTCCACTGCGTTTTTTGCCAATCGTCGACTGAGATTTGTAGAATTTTCTATGATCGCCTCGTTATTGGCAATCATCGCTTGACCAGCTTCACTAGTGGAATTTATCAATTGCCCATTTGCTAAGGAAACTTCATTTATCAGTTCTGGATACTTAGTAGTAATTGCAGCCATTTGAGCATCAAAACCATCAATCGTAGTTTGGTTAATATCGTCCCATGCACCTAAAAATTTCTGTGCAAACTCACCTTCGAGGTTATATCCAAGCGCTTCGAGGTTCTTTTCCATATCTTTTCTTAACTCGGCTGAATTTTCTGCAGCAGCTCGACGCTGTTCCCCTAAAGCCTGTAGCCATGCTTTAGATTGTTCTTTTGTCGCATTTTCAACATCGGCATTCATCGCATCTAAAATTCTTGATTTTTCCTCAGCCGATACATCAAGTGTTTCCACATACGCTCGGGTTGTGTCTCTAGCTAAATCTTGAATGATTTTACTTTCTGCAACACTTAGATCACGATCGTGTTTCGCTGCATTTGCTTTGATCTCGCTGATTCGTTGAGTATTTTCTTGTACCGTTACCAGCGCATTTTCCGCTGCCTCAATCTCACCTTCTAGCATACTTTTCATTGCCGTATCGAAAGCTTCCGGAAGCTCATCAAGCAGGCCTTTAAGCCCCTCAATTTTTCGTGATAAAGAATCTTCAATAGTACGTCCAATGGATTCAACGCTTTCAACCATTTTAACCGAGTCAGTTTCAAAGCCTTGCGCCATCATTCCAAATTGTCCAGCAGCTGCTTCAGTATTGTTTTTGACAGATGATAATGTCTCATGTGTAACAGCTCCCACATCTGTGCCCCATTCGCGTGTTCTGCGGGATGATTCGATAGCTTCCTTGCCCCAAGTTTGGTAAGCAATTGCTCCCAAACCTAACGCTGCCACTGTCAAACCTAGAGGAGAGGTTAATAAACCTAATCCTTTTGCAAACAGCCCAGTTCCGCTTTTTGCGCCTAAAATAGAAGTAGTGAACCAGTTTGATTTATCAGTTGCTGTTACAACCTCGCTTGCCAATCGAACCGTTCCATCACTAGCAACTGCCAAAGCTTCTTTTTTAGCTCTCAACGTGCCAGACACTTCTCCGATTTTTTTTGCAAAATTACCAACTGTCGATATACCGCCGCCTACTTTACTTAAAAATGAACCAGTAATGCTTGCCGCTGGTCCAATTGCGGCAGTGTACAAGAGGGTTTTGACAATTGTTTCTTGTGTTTCTGGGCTTAACTCCGAAAACTTTTTAGCCAAATCAGCAAGTTTTTCAATTAATGGCTGAGAAGCAGTAATCGCATTCCCAAACGCATCCAAGAATGGTCCACCCATGTCAATCGCCACATTTCGTACTTGATTTCTAACTACACCTAATTTATGTGCGACCGTCTCTTGTCTAATCGCATACTCATCCGCCAAAGCGGTTCCTTCATCATACGCTTGATTTCCCATTCGAATAGAATCAGAAAAAAGATCCGATGCATTCGCCCCACGTAACAAAGCGTCACGTAAACGAACTTCACTGATTCCCATGTCATCAAGGACCTTTATTGTCGAGCTTCCTTGTTCCTCAGCTTTTGATAACCCGACAACAAATTCCATAATTGCCTCAGCTGGGTTTTCTTTAAATAGATTGGCAAACTGTTCGCTTGTCATACCCGCAACATCTGCAAATTCTTCTAAACTGGTCTTCGAATTATCAGCCTCTTTATACATTTTTCTGAGTTCAGCTGACGTGAAGCCCATTTTTCCAGAAACATCCGTTAACTCCTTGCCTCCGTTGCGGACAGCCAATGTCAATTGTTCCCAAGAAACTCCTTGATCCTCTGCGTGAGCTTTTAATTCATCGAATGCACCAATACCCGTTTCAGTAGCTAACTGCATCTCAATCATTACTTTAGAAAAAGCAGTACCACCCGCTTGAGCCTCTATACCAACTGACGAAAGAGCTGCTGCAAAACCTAATATTTCACCTTCTGTCATTCCTACTTGAGTCCCAGCCGCCGCTAAATTCATTGCCATGTTACCTATCTCAGCTTCGGTTGCAGCGAAGTTATTTCCTAGCTCAACCAAAGAAGATCCGAGATTTCTAAACTCAGTTTGTGGCATACCAGTAATATTCGCTAAACGTGCTAAGGCAAACGAAGCATCTTCCGCACTAAAAACTGTAGTCTCCCCCAACATGATCATCGTTTCAGTGAAATCAACTACATTTTGTGTTTCAATCCCTAACTGACCAGCTGCTTCAGCAACTCCGGCTATTTTTGAGTGACTTGAGTGGTATGTACTTGTTAATCCGCGCAGTCCATCTTCTAATTCATCGTAGGAATAAACAACTTTTCCGTTTGAATCAACCACTTCATCATTGGTTTTCATGACACTAGCAAAATCCGTTTCCCAGTCCATAGCAGCTTTAGTGACTAAACCAGCCCCTGCCATAATTGGTGCTGTAACCCCCATTGAATACTTTTTACCAAAGGAAGACATGCCATCACCAACGGAGCTTACCTTGCCACCAAACTTTTCCATGGCTTCGCCACTTTTTGTCCAACTTGATTCACCAATAGCAATCTGCTTACCTAACTCGTTATGTTGATTAGTTAACCTTTCAAGTTCTGCTACTGTCTTGTTAACAGCTGCCTCAGCACTTAAAAGCTGTGTCTTTTGATCAGCAGTTGCGTTATTGACATCACCAATGCTTTCAGTCAAGCCATCATATTTTTCGCGTTGCTTTGCTAGCTGTGCCGTATAGTTTTCAATGGCTTTTCCTGTTAAATTGTACTGCGCTTTTTGGTTAGTTATTTTCTTTGAATTGCTATCCCAAGCTGTTCCCTGAGACTTCAGCGCCGTTTCTTGAGCCTTCATCGCACTATTGATTGATCGCATTTGAGTCTCTAGAACTCTTGACGACTGCTGAAAAGGATCAATATTAAGGCTTGCTGTAGTAACTAAGTTTCCTAAATTCGTTGACAAGGTTTCGCCTCCTCCCTACATAAGCATCGCTAGAAAGTCTTCTGTCAATTCTGACTCCTGCTCTTTTTCTTGAAACATTTCGTTAAATATGTCCAGATCTTCCAAAGACATGTCTAATATTTCAGGTAATTTATACCCACTTCTCATTAAAGATTGGATAATATTTTTGAGTGATTGGAAGGCTTCGTCTACGCTGACTGCTTTTTTTCGCCTTCTTCCTCGTTTTCTTTCTTTTCTTCTTTTATTTCACCGCCGAGCGCCAAAATTAGCGTTTGATCAATCAGTAACTTGTCTTTTATATCTAAGCCATCGAATAGTTGATCTTGTGTGAATTGATTGCTGAAAATCTTTACAATGGTTTCTGCAAGATGTTTTTGAACATTTTCAAACTCTTCCGGATCATTAATCTTGTTTGGATCACTGTAATAGTTATCTCTGATGATCTGATGCTGCATCGCATAAATACTTTCTTTTAAAGTAAAACGCGATTTTGTATATGTTCTTTGTTCACCATTAATCAATAAATTAATTTCAATCACTATTGCTCCTCCTTATAAAAAAGAGAGGGAAGGCCCCTCTCTACGCTGTTGGAATGGTAATTCCACGAAAGACTTTTTGTCTGAACTTCGCAAGATCAAAATCTGGACTGTCAGCACGTGCAATAATATGAGTAATACCATCGTTACGCGGTTCGAAGTTACCGACAACAGAATCGGGCTGTCCAGTTGGTGTCTCAGCCCGAGTATTAAGATCAACTCCGCCAGGCATGAACTTGCCCTTAACTAATCCAAACCAGACAAACTGCCCAGTATTCAAACGTGAGCGGAAAATGTGAGCAGTATATGGGATATTCATATCAGCTGTGTACACTTCCATACCGTCTTCTAACTCAATTCCATGTAATACAGCTTTATGTTCTGATTTAATATCTGCATTCCCGATAGTTAACGCTAATCCAGAAATACCACCATCTAAAATTGCCCATAATGCATCATCTGCTTGGAATGTTCCGGTGTTAAACGTTAACGCCAACTGAGCTGAGGTTAACCCGGGGATTCTCATTGGTTGACCAGTAACTCGATCTGATTCATCCAGTTTTGCTACTTCCCAATTATCTAAACCAATTTTTACAGTGTTTGTTGTCTCTGCCATTTAATTATTCCTCCTTATTTTTTCCAATCAAAAAATCGATACTTTCTGTTGTTCATCAACAGATCAATATCGGTATCTTTGTATCTTGGATTTTCGTTTGCGGTGTAGTGAGTAAAGCAATTGCTTTTTAGCAGGTCATCAATACATCGCTTAATCTGATATGATTCAGTGTCTGTGTGGCACCAGAATGAGATTAAAACTCGTTGCTCCTCCGAGTGCGCTGTATCATCAAAATACGATCCATCGCTCTCAAATATTGGACTAATACGAATAAAGGGTGCGTGCTCCTTTTTGCAAAAGAAAGGCGGAATCTCATGCTTCCAAATTCCATTTTCTTTTCCCTCAAATGGTTCTAAGCGCATACTTTCCAACAAATGACACAGATTATCTGACTGGCTCAAAAGTTGGTAAACCCTAGTTTCAATGTTCATAGTTTAAGCCCCTCAGTGATTTTATCTGCGTATATCTGTTTAGCTATTGGTCGAGCCTCCGATACGGTTTTTTCTTTGAAATTTTGCGCACGTTGATAAATTGTGCCTGTATCAGGATATTTAACCCGCCAACCCGCTGACTTACCAAAACCGATATCTTTTTCAATTTGCCCTTGTGGGCCACCTTTAAAACCACTTACCGCAACATCGCTTTGCATCTGCCCCCCATCTACCGGTGTATTACCCTTCAAGATATCGGCTGTTTTATCAGCAACTTCAGAAACGGCCTCACGTGCTACTCTCTTATTTTGCACTTGAAGCTTGTGGATATTAGATAAAACCTCATCCAATCCTTCAGGCATTATTTAACCACCTCCACCGTAATCATCAGCATATCTTTGGATTGCCAATCTTCGCCTATATCAATAATTCGATACACACGATTGCGCCATTTAATATACTTTTCATCTTCAATATCTTTTCGAAAACGTATATAGAAGGTCCGCTTGTTGCGTCTTTTTTTTAGTTCTTCGATCTTATCCGTTGAGCGATCACGGAATTCTTTTGTCGTTACTTTCGGTACTTCTGCCCAACAAAAAAAGCGCTCTTTCTCTTTTTTGATAAGATCGCCATTTGGGTCCTTTTCTTCCTTACGCTCAATAAAAAAAATACGTTCATTTAGGTTCCGGGTGAACAATCATACTCCCTCCCTTAACACGCAATTGATGAATAATATTTTCAACACCATTTGCCATAACATGCCGAAAGGTGTCTGCTGACACCCCTCGATGTTCGTATTCTTCTTTTGTTTGTTTTTTGACCGCCAAATGAAAACGTGGATCATCCCAAAAGTCGCTCATAGTTAAGCAAGAGCTGATCGCATCCATAATTTGCAACGCCGCTGCATCCAGAAATTCTTCGATCAGCTCGTTTTCATAATCGTGGTCAACCTTTAGATAATTTTTGATATTATCAAACTCTTCGCTTTTCAGAAGCGAAGAGTAACTATGGCTACTCTTCATTTTTCTTTTTAGTTTTTTTCGGCGTTGCTTTCTTAGTCTTCTTTTTGGGCTCTGCTGCTTTCAGTTCTTTATTAGAATCCTCTGCATTTTGCTGGTCGTTTTGTGCGAATTCATTTTCTTCGGGAACTTGAGACTCTTCTTCTTGATCCTGCTTTGCCTGCTCTTTGATTTTTTCCTCAGTACCTTCAGGAATTTCATTTACATTTTCGCCAGCTGATTTGATATCTTCCGCAACATCCTCAACGATTTCAATGTGCTCTGGGTATTTACGGAATCGCTGGCTATAGTTTTTCTCCTTCGCTACTTTGTCATCAATCTTGTATACCGTCCAAGAAGGAGCATATGTTTTGACTGCTCCTTCGATGTCTAGTTTGATTGTATTACGCACACGAATTTTCATTATTCTTCACCTCCAATAATTTCAGGTGTTTCGTAAGTTAGGAAATATCCAGCTTTTTCATCCGCGATTTGAACGTCAAACCGTAAGACCGCTTGTAGGTATTGTCCATAAAGTTCATGTTCCACCCAACGCACACTAAGTTGTTTCCGATCTGCAAACAAAATACCTCGCTTAACATCTCCTAAGAATGCATTCGCTTCCCCTGCTTCTCCTAGTAAGTCATCACCAATAACAAAAATTGGATAGCCGCCAAAAGACTTGCCTGAAGGAGAAATAATACTATCTTGCAGCATGTATCTTCCGTTGCCATCTTTTACCGTATCTAAAAAATTGTAGAACGACTGAGAAGCAACAATCGTTTTAACATAAGCCGGATCTAAATCAACATTGTAAATTGTTTTAATGTCATCCAATCCATGAATAGTTTTCTTTGGAAATTTTTTAAACGTCTCGCTCATTGCATAATTGGTAGTGTTTAATGAGATTTCTGCGTTATTTTCAGCAACTAGATTGACCAAATCAACATCAGCATCATCGATTGACTCTTGAGATAATGGAATGGCTCCACGATAAGTCACGATATCCCATTCAACACTGCCAAATTCTGGTTTTGCTAACGCAGGATTTTTCTCTAGCTCAGCGACAGAATACATGCGAGTTGTAGCACGTTTCAAGATTGGATATTTTCCAGAGCCTTTTTTAGCTTTATGAATACGAGCTAGAAGCTTTAAATTAACGACCGTATTGATTTCTCGTACAGGAGTGTATGAAATTTCTTCCGAGGTCACATTTTTTGTATCATCTTTAATGATTCCGTCAGTGGTTGGGTCGATCGCACGCCAAAACTTCTCAGGTACTAGTGCTTCATCTTTTCCAACCATTGTCAGACCTTCTGTTTCTGCACCTTTCGATCGGATAAAACTATTCAATGCATCTCGGTATTCTTGGTCTCGCAAAGTTTCGCGATTACGTCCTTCAACGGGTTTAGTGTTACCATCTTTTTGTTCTTCATAAAGTGCCAAAGTCTCTCGCAACTCAGCAAGTTCAGTTTGTACAGCATCGCGCTCTGCTTTTTTGGCTTTTGCCTCCTTAACATTTTCTTCTCCCGCATCACCTTGTAATAGCGATCGAATTTCGGACGCTAACTGGTTTTCTGTCGCCTCGTTGGCAGTGATCTTTTCGCGCAATTCTTTAATTTTTTCTTCAAACATTTGTTATCCTCCTATTTTTTGGTATAAAAAATAGCCATCTCAAAGTTGAGTGACTAGAATTTATAAATTATTTAGTATTTCTTCTTTGTCTAAATCGATCAACATACGGTCCGCCTCCTGTTTTTGCGGATGATTTCGCAGTTCATCAACGATCTGCTTGCTTCTTTCTCCTACAACTGCCTCAGTGTCTGGATAGGCAGGCGTAGTGACCACCGATACATCGTAGAGACGATCGATTTTATTGATCAACCGCTCGTATATACCTGTTTCTTTGTTTTCACGCCATTCTTCAGCTTCTTCCTCATCAGGAATAGTAAAGCCAAAAGAGCATTGATTGATTACACCAGCGCGGATATTCTCGATCAAGTCTTTCGATAAAGTCGTATTAGTGGGTTTGATTCGGAATTTCAAACCGCTATTATCGACTTCTAAGTCGAGGTTTGCCCCTGTACGTCCTAAGATTTGTGACTGGTTATGATTAAATAATGCAACGACATTGCTTATATCAGCTTCATCTAAACATCCTCGCTCTAACTTTTCACGGAAAGGATAGTACCAACCTAAAGTATCGGACCATCGTTCGAATTTTAATGCATAACCTTCGATTACTTCGACTTCATTCTCCAATTTTCTCAATTCCAGTTTCGTTGTCCGCTGGCGGATCTCCGTTTTGTTCGTCATATTCTTCCCCCTTTCGTTTTCGTCTGTTTTGCAGATCTATTTGATACTTCTCAGCTAAATCAGACCAAACATAATTTAAGCTAAATTTGCGACGCTGCATATCAGGGTCCCCACTTGCAGATATTCCCATTAAATTAAGCGCCTGATCACCAGTGACTAAGCCGCCATTATATAAACGCATCACATCCTCCGGCATCAGTCCTGTAACGGATCTTGTATCGAAACTAAGAACAAATTTTTTGCGTTCCGATTGTTCCAAAAGCTTCAACTGAAACTCCGAAGTAATCGCATTAAAGTAATAAGGCAGATCATTCAATATATAATCGTCATTTAGTTGCTTGACGGACTGGTTTGGATTTGTTATCGCTAGCTTGTGTGCTGGAACCCTCAGACATTTAGCAATCTGAGCGGTTGAATAGTTATTAGAATTGATCAAAGATAAAACATTGGTATCAATTTCAAGTGGTGTATAGTCCATAGTTGAATCCATGACTATTGGACTTCCGCCTGTGGCTCCTTCTCGTGATACTTCAAATTCCTTACGAACGGCTTTTCTGGATTCGCCAGACAATTTTGCACCTTGCATTTTTAGAATTCCACTTGAAAATCCATCTCGGAAAAATTTTAATAATGTTGAAATTCCTGATTCTTGCAAGCTGATTTCATTTCTGAGCGAAAGCAGGGGCGACCGACCATATACTGTATCACTACTAAAAAACTTCCAATGGATGACATCTTCTGGGTCACAATGTATCTCTCGATTACCTTCTAACGGATAGAAAACATAGGATCGAGAAGTATAATCATCGCCAGATTCAATAGAAACTGCTGATGGCGGATAAAATTCAAACTCAAGAGCCCTTTTACTTACTGGATCACGGAGAATTCTTGAATAGGCGTTTCCACACAAAATTGCATTTACCGCCATCGCAAACTTCCATGCATGAGAAGTCGCTTCTTTAGTCGATTTCACATTAAGCAAGTAATTTAAGTCCTCATCTTGATTAATTCCGCCGTCTAGATCTTGTTTTATAAGCGGAAACCGGGCGATATCTCCAGCTACAATCGTAACTGCGGTCAAAATATCAGAATTTCTTAAAGCGCGTATACCTGTGTAGGATTGCGAAGTTGATGGGTCATCATAAATGAGCGCATTAATTTGCTCCTCGTTTGATCCTAGCGGTTTAAAAAAGGTCACGTCATCACCTCCTTTCTGATAAATTTGATTAGCCTAATTCTTTATTAATAGCTATGCCAGTTGCAAGAAACACACTCCCCAATATCATCCATCCAATAATAGGATCGAGTAAAAATGCCCCATATACAAAAGAACTGGCTGCAAGAAACAAACAAATTGTATGAATATTTTTGAGTAATATTTTTATAATTTTTACCATCTTCTCCCCCCTAGAAACCAAAATCACCATCGAGTATTTTTTCGTCTGTCCAATAACCATCTGATTGAAATTCGGTATAACAAACTGCATATGCATCAAGCAATGCGTCGATAGGATCAATTTTGTTACTGTTTTTATTTTTATCTATGCGCATACCGTTATTGTCTGTCTTTGTGATTGCATTATTAATAGCTGCGGTCAGCAAACGGTTTCCGCTATGTCTGACCTTCTTGTCAATAACATCATCCCTAAACTGCTTTGTCGGCATGTTTAAGGTTAATGTTCCCTGACGAATTTCAACTTGCAGCCATTCCGGATGATATTTTTCAATAGATGTCAGGATGTGTCCATACTGGTGCGGATCATAAGCAATGCATTGTACATCTAGATCACTTCCAAGTATAAAACTCTCCAGCCACTCATAAGCTTCATCATAATCAATCACACCACTTTCCAAATCCGTAATTTTACATTCTCCTTTTTCTTGGAGATCAGTATAATTTATACCGTCACGTTTTTCTTTTGTTGCTAATCCATACTTGGTTGCAACAAAAGAAAAGCTATCTACAAAAAAGTAGCCTTCCATTTTTATAGCCCAGGAAATACTAAATAAGTCGCTTGACCGTCCGACATCTACACCGACCCAAGCTTTCCGACCTGTAATATCAGGCTTTTCAATTTGCGCATGTTTCCAATGTTCTGATGACAAATAAGACTCCTCGCTAGACTGCATCCACATGTTAAAATTTTTAACTAATACCCTAACTGTGTTGCCGGTCTCCTTTGCAGTTTTCCATCGTTTTTTGAGATAATTCATCATTTTTTCTTTCAAAGCATCAACTACTAGAATTGGATTGCTTTTAATATACATATCTGGATTTTCTATCTCATCAAGTGATTCTTGCTCAGCAATATAAGCGAATTGTTCTTCATCATCAAGCTCGCCTTCTAGTATGCTTGTCATTCGTGGGTATTCCACGGTGTACATCGGCACATTTAAATCAAAGTTTGCTGTTGAAATGATCAGTGTCAACGGATTATCTAATTGCCCCTGTCCGGATTCGATAAGCTCCATCATCTCGTTCGTTTTACTCGCGCCATATTCATCAAAAACACCGACATATGGCTCAAATCCATCAATTGCTCCAGTTTCTTTGGATAGGTAGGTAATATATGACTCATCTCCTAGATTCTTCAGCTCATCTCGCACACGCTTTGTAGCCTTTTTGATTTCAGCAAACTTAGCACGTAATGCATCCAGCTGCTTCCTAGCCATCTCAAACGCAATTTTGGCTTGATCTTTTGCGTTCGCAGTACAAAAGATTTGCCGAGACATCGCCGGGTTTTTCCCAAAAAGAAACTCATATAGAACAATCCCAGCAATCAAAATTGTTTTCCCATTTTTCCTGGCAACACTGATAAAAGCACGTTTAAAGCGGCGTAGCGCATTATCCTTCTTATGTCTCCAACCATATATATTGCCGATAATAAAACGTTGGAAATTTGCTAATGGATAGGTTTTGCCAGTTTTCACATCTGGAAGCATTTCAAGAAAATCGATTGCTTTTTTTGCTTCTTCCGGCTTAAATACAAACTTCCAGCTCATTTTCGGAATCTTTAACAGATCTCTAAGGTGCCGCATACAAGCATCATAGACCTTTTTACATGATTCAATCTTTCGTTCGATTATGAGAACAGCATACGCATACGTATCATCTTTGTATTGATTAGGTATCTGATTATAGTCAAGCACGCATATCCCCTCTCTTTTTATCCAAACTGATCAAATATACTTTTTGGCTTTTCGCCTTCCTTAGGCAAGAAAATCCTCATTCGTGAATCAACTGTCAACCCAAGGTTGGCGGCGCAACTTTTGATTTGAGAACTAGCCTCAGCCATAATCGATATTGCTGGGTTCTTTTTTGTCTTGATTGGAATCTCGATTATATTTACAACTTCGTTCCCATCTTCATCAACGCTTGTTTCTTGTATTTGCCCGATCGCGTAAATCCCATTCTTCTGAACTTCAGATTCGGCTTCCCTGTATAATTCGTACCAAGTACAATACAATTCTAGAATCGCTCTATCTAGGTTTCTAATTGGCATTTCGTCCAATTCTTGTGATACCCTTTGATACTCATATCGAGCAATTCTCCCTAAATGCTTTGGCGGTGTGTTCTGTAATTTTTTGAAAGGATCGGATGCTGATTTCTCCGCATTTGTTCTGATTTCTTTCTGATCATTAGTCAAATGAGACTTGTTATTTTTCAAAGGCTTTATTTTCCTTCCAGCCATCACGATCACCTCCAAAAAAATATTTCAAAAACGGAAAATTGGTCACGGAAGAGGGCAGCGTTGTTCAGCCTCCCACAGACCCCACCCCGTACAAAAAAAGCGGGGGTATGTCCCCCACTTTGAGTCTCTATTTAGAATTTTCCCCCACCTAAACTAGATGAAAATGATTTAATTTATCTTTTCTTTTTTTGTTTTTATAGCATGACAACTATCGCATAATGGTTGGATGTTATCTTTGTCTAGTCGTCTCTCCCAATCCACACGAACAGGAACTACATGGTCTGCAACGGTCGCGTCACCACCGCATATACAACACACATAATAGTTCTCGTTAAGCACTTGCTTACTCAGAGTTCGCCAAGGCTTGGAGTTGTAGAACTGCATGAGTTCTTTTTGATACCTCCACCTATCTTGATTGTATGAACGGAACTCCTCAGCTCTACTATCATGATCAACAAGAACTCTTTTCCCATTCACAAATGATAACTTTTTAGGTTTGCTCATTCGCATTCACCTTTTACAAACGATAACTTTTTAGGTTTGCTCATTTGCTTTTGCTTTTGCTTTCTCAGAGTAAACGCTGATCATAGCCTTAGCGATTGTCAGCTTTCCGTCAAGGTCCAATTTATTAATATCTATCCCAAATTTTTCTTGAAGCATAGATGAATTGTGATCAGCTTTCAATGCTTTATCAATTAAGTAATAAGCTAAAGCGCAAGTTTCCTCGACAGTTACTCCGTACATAATTACAACAGAATTAAACAAATCAGCTATTTTGTCCATATCTTTTTCACTTCTTAATTCATCAAGTTTTTCTATAAACTTTTCTTTTTCATCCATGAATTTCCCTCCAATAGATAAATCCATAATTCGTGTAATCGATGGCGAGCTGCTATCCAACCATAGCAGCCCCATAAATAACGATAGTTGGTCGTGTGCCATTCAATGTTTCCGCACTGATGGCGATTATCCTCTCAACAGGAGGCGCTCGAAGAAAAGCAGACTGTGTGAGTAATCTAATCTACTACTCTCCATTTAAGAGGAGTTTTACCCTCTCATATATATGGCGCATACGGGTTACAAAATTCGCGAATTTTCTTTAAAACTCTTCCCAATCATCAAAAAACAAAGTGGTTTGACACGGATTTTCAAAATAGAATTCAATTTTATTTCTTATTCTTTGAGCCATTGATTTTATTGTACCGAGTTCTATGTTCATTTTTCCTGCGCATTCTTCTTCAGTTAAGATTGCTTCATTCTTTAATAAGAAATATTCTTTTTCTCTCGGAGATAATATTGCCAAGACTTCTTTTATTTGTGTCAACCGTTCCTGCTTCTCCTGGCTCTTTTCCACTTCGTTCAAACTAGCCATGAAGTCTAGTTCTCTAGAAGATTTCACTCCATGGTGTTGAATCGCTCCGTCTATATCTCCCCATAATTGGGTTCGCTTTTTCTGGTTTTTTTTAGCAATTTCTTGCAATGACTGGGGTTTTTCATGACCATTTTTAAGCCACCACAAGGCGTACTGGGTGCTTGATAGTATTTCATTGAGAGTTGTCAGATCTTGTTTGTCCTGTGCTGTCCGCATATCAACAAGCTTCTCTTGGTTATTATCATCAAGAGTCACCATATTTTTCTTCTGGATCATTTTAATCTGTTTTCTAATAGCCTTGATATCATCTTTATAGGCATCGATCATGTGAGACACTAAAAAACCTCCTTGCTTAAAACAAAAAACGGACACAAACCAGCAGGCCTCGCCTGTTAGCTTGTGTCCGCCGGTTGTCCGGTAGGACTTACTAAAACAATTCTTCTGTATTTTCTTTTACACGTTTAACTTTTCCATCTTTACAGATAATCTGAATCTCTCCGTACTCAGGAAGTTCTACTATCTTTGCTTTGCCATCTGATACGATAGCTACAAAATGATTGAAACTGTTCTTCTCAATTAATAAATCGATATCAGTGATTTCTTTACTCTCCATCTTCATCCTCCTGCATCGCTTTCTTGCAAACTATAACTGCACACATAATTACAATGATGCAAAATACAAACCCTATAACTGATAATGCCTCCATTTTTTCCTCCGATTACAAGATAGCTTTGATTTTCTTCAGCTGCTTTTTCTTAATTCTAGAATTCTTTGTCCTTCGATAAATTTGATGATATTTCTTGACCCTTGGATCTCTTGATTGTTTGATTTGTATATTTAAAATAGCTTCATCCATTGACACTCCAAAAGCTCTCAAAGCATTTGAAGCTTTGTTTACTATTTCTTTCCAGCCGTGATACGCATTAATAAACAATCTTTGGCTCGTTTCGTCTGATGCCATCATTCATCCCTCTGCTTCTGTTGGTCGATTATTGCTAAAACTGCGAGAAAAAATGCTACTGCAACTGTCATGGCCATAAATAAGCTCCTCTAGTCCCGACTTTTGAGGTTTTCGGTTTTCTTCGCCCAAACTTCTTAACAACCTCATCATTGTCTTTTCTCTTGTAGCTTTCGTTAGAAAAAAATGTCACATAAACTTCGAAGTCGTGATATATTTTTATAACTTTTTTATCTAAATAGTGTGGTCTATACATCATTCATCCTCCTGCTTCCATCGCATCCCTGACTAACGGATCGTTGATAATAATCTTGTACTTCATCTGCTCATGCTGCAGCTGTTCTTGTAACTGCCCAATCTTTTTCTGTTGGTCCACTATTGTATAGGATAACCAACTCAAGCCAGCGATCGTTAGCACTATTGATACAATGGCTAGTACTGTATAATGATTAATTTTCATTGGCTTGCTCCAGTAGTTCTGGGTTCTCGTAGATGTTGCCGACGACTTCCATTTTGCTAATAAAAGTTACTAAGCTAATAGCACCAAGTTTAAACATTCCGTTTTCAAAACGAACAACTCCGTAACCATCTTTTATTGGATTAACCATTTTGCAAGGTTGGACATTGCTTGTTAAAACATCCCCCTCAAAGATCCCCACGCCGTTCTTGTCTTTCAAGCCTGTTGATTGCATGAGGACTACTTCTTTAAACCAATACCACTCGCTGGCGTTTTCAATTTTGAGACTAACCATACTTCTGCTTAAATCAATTTGTAGCACATCATGCATTGTTTTTGTTTCGGTTAAAAACGCTCGAAATTTTGGTACCATCTTATCCCTCCGTCCGTGATATAATCGCCATAGGAGGCGATCTTATGAAATTTCATAATTATAATGATGCAGATAAAACTTATCTCGGTATAGCTGTAGCCTTTTTTATACTAGGACTAGGCTCAAAGTTCTATTGGATTCCAGCTGTTTTATTTTTATTAGTTGCTTTCTTAAAAAATTAGATACTTAGGTATCTTTTTTTCGTTATCGCTGACGATTGCGGAATTTTTTGAGTTAGATATTAGCCCGTTTTTGGCGTTTATTTATGTTAAAATATAGTTATAAGGTGGTGAGAAAATGTTTAATAAAGATTATATCAAGTTGATAAATGATGAATTCGAAAAGACAGGAGCAACTTTTTTAACGAAACGTACTTCTCCTGAGCTATTCTCGAACTTTGAAGACTTTGGTATAGTTCATTATCTAAGGCAATACTTTTTCGTAAAAACTGTAGAACTTAAGCACGATTTTGATCATGTTTTAATAAGAAAATCTTACTTAGATTAGTTTTATCGAACTAAAATTTTTTTAGAACCGGCTGAAATGTCGGTTCTCTATTTCGTCGGATTGACAACTCTTTCTATTTCCATAATTGCCGCAAAAATTGGGAAAGCTTGTTGCGGCACTACAGCATTCCCTAATGATTTAACTCGGTCCACTTGATCGGGAATCCCATTATAAGCTCGGCATAATCTGGGTTGATATACTGCGGATCTTCGATTGATTTCCTCAAAGCTTCTTGCGTGAAACTCCCGCGATAATTCTCCCCCCCAAGGTATCTGGATCTCGCTGCACCTTTCCACATCGATGCCGTAGGAGTTGGCAACAACGAATGTTCTAAGCCTTTGATGTTCGGCACCGACGGCCAAAGCTGGAAGTACAAACGTTGTTGTTTGGTAATCGAAGTTTTCCAGGTCAGATATCGTACGGTCGAGTTCCATATTGGCGAAGTTAGCAACATTTTCTCCAACAACCCAATTGGGCCTGAGTTCTTCGACAACTCTAGACATTTCTGGCCAGAGATCACGGTCATCTTCTTTGCCTTTTTGCTCCCCGGATACACTGTAAGGTTGGCAAGGGAATCCTCCGTGAATAAGTTTAATTGTCTTGTCTCGATCGATAACACCTGCTTTCTCTAATGCTGCTTTATCAAGATTCTTTACATCTTTAAAGATTGGCACATTTGGCCAATGCTTATTTAAAACTTTCCTGGGGAACTCAGCATATTCGCAGAACGCTACTGTTTCAATACCGGCCCATTCTGCTGCTAGATCAATGCCGCCGATCCCCGAAAAAAGAGATAATGCTCTCACCGACCTCCCTCCTCTCTAGTTGGTTATTTTGGTGGATAGCGACAAGCCTCAAATATTTATACCTTTTGTTGGTATAACTTCACTCATCAAAAACTCTTTAGTTTTAATAAGTATAATATTGGCATTCATCATCTCGGCAGATGTGAATAAACAGACCGTCCCATATCCATCAGTGTCACAAACTTTTATTTCGTACTCATCGTCCTTTTCATCAGGGACATGGAAAACCATACCCAAATTGCCATCTAAAAGGACTACATCACCTTGTTTTAGCTCCAACTTCATTCTCCTTTCTAGTTGATAATATCTGTCGATTGTAGAATTATTCGTATTCAACCTCTGTAGCATATTCGTTGTAGATAACATTAATATGCTCATTTACTTCCTCATTATCTTTGATCCAATATGGACGTTTGCCATCACGTAATGGGATACCGAAACCCTCAATTAACGTTGCGTTGTTGTGTACTACGTTGTAAACAATGTGTTCAGCGCACTCCTTTAAAGTGAAAAAATCATAAAAATACTGCCGAAAATCTTCTAGCCATTCCTCGGTGAAATATTCTGGATCAAGTTCAACTTTTACCTTGTCACGTCTTGCTAATTCGATTTCAAATTTTTTCATTTTGTCCTCCTAATTTGCTTAATTTAGATTTTGGCAAAGAAGAAGGAAGCTTTGCGCCCTTCTTCTTTCCGTAAAATCAATTAAAACAAAGCGAGTTGTTCAGCGCCTTCAGGAATGACCCAAACGTCTGGTGTTTCTTTTTGTATCTTCTCTGGTTCTGGTGCTGGATCCTGATTCTTTCTCGTGATCCATGCGGGATTGATCATGTGAAACGGTGTGTACCAAGTAGACGTTTCTTCACCTGACAAGGAATTCTTCACCTTGCATACGGCATTGATTCCGCATAACGAAAGCTGAACATAAGCCATCAGTAAGCAGTTTTCGTCAATGTCTTCACACTCCACTCTCAGTTGTTTCTGGTAGTTATAACCTCCGCTTTCCATTGCTAGTGCAAAAGCTAGAACCATGCTACCTGCACCAATGCAAGGCTCATAGTAGCCAATCCATCCCTTTTCCTCTAATAACGGCTCATTGTTGGCAAAAGTCATTCTAGCCATCAATTCTGCGATATTTGACGGAGTAAAGAATTGACCAGCATTTTTACTGTTTATGTTCAGTTCCATATAAATCGCTCCTAGCCAATCTTGCACTTTGTATTCAAACGCCATTCTAAGCAACCCTAAGCAGTCCGCAAGCAGAAAAGCTTCTTCCCTCGTATATTTGCCGACAGTCGCTAAATAGGCGGCTTCTCGCTCCTCAAACTGCGCCTTATCGGCGCTGTTTGAGAAAGCATATGCAATCATATGCACCCAATCGAAGAAAACGGTAGAAATATTTCGTTTTCCTGATAGACTCTGTAATTTCGTAGTGATCATTTTTTGATAGTTTCGCTTGTCTTTCATGTTTCCCTCCAATTATTTCATTTGTTTTTATGCATGGGCTACTGTTTATCAGGAACTAGATTCGTCAAATGGCAAATCTAATCCTAAATATTCAGCTTCTTTAAACCACTCTTCATGCAATTCTAGATTCTCACACGACATCGTTTCCCAATTTCTTAAATAGGCGGTTTTTGTTTGGTATTTTGCGACATTACCGATTGCGACGATATACAAAAATCGGTACCTCTTACCGTTTCGATACCACCCTCGGTCATACTTTTTGTCATAGTAAGTTAACTCTTCAGCCATCTTTTTCACGTCTCCTTTTTAGAAATATCAGTCAACCGCTTCGGCGGTTGACTATTTTTTATCCTCTTACAAGCTGTTCTCAATCGCAATTTTTCCCGATTCAGAAATTAACTTTTCTAAAATAATCTGACATTCTTCTTCGGTCATATATTTGTTTACGATCGTTACGCAAACCTTCTGATTTGTACTGCGGCTATTACATAAAGCATCATCTGTTGCTATAAGTGAACATAAGGAATCAAAATTTATTCTGTGACCCATTTTCACAAAGCTGTTTTGATAGTTAACTATCTCGATGAGTTCCTCTCTTGCGCTCATTTGATACCTCATTTCAGACAATTTATATCTCTTCCATTAGTGGACTTCTGTTGGCAACTCTTTTCCTAAATAAGTTGCTTTCGGAAACCAATCATCACAAACTGGATTGATTGCTGTTGCCCTACGCGAATTGCTTAAGTGACCTCGTTTTGTTCGATACTTAATCATCGGTGTTAGTCCAGTCCACATAACGCCATAACAATACCTATACACATTGCCTTTTTTCCACCAGCCAACTTGCCAATCATCTAAAGATGTAAATTTATTTGTCATAGCTACCTCTCCTACAAGGCATTTTAGAAATTCGCCTTATTTCTTTTCTATTTGAATCAATCTATTTATTATTTGCCACGTATTATATGATTTATGTTGACTTGTATATGCGGCTAGTTCACATATTTCTGATGGGACTGCTGCAGTTCGGATTCGTTGGTCATCGAATACAGTAATGTTGTATTCACATCTGCATGACCCAGAAAATCCCTGACTAGTTCTAGCTGCATCCCATTTCTACGAGCAAAAGTCGCTGCGGTTCTTCTGAATCGGTGCGGATGCACATTTGACACTCCCGCACGATCACCCAGTCTACGGACAAGCTTTTGTGCACCCGCTGGAGTCATCGCCTCTCCTTGTGCTTGTCCATAAAACAGTGGTCCACTATGATGTGGTGCCTCTTCCAAGTAATTAGCAAGGGCAAGCACTGCTTTAGCATTTAAATAAACAAATCGCTCTTTATTCCCTTTTCCAATAACTCGAATAGATTGGTTTTCTTGGTTATAATTCTCAAAAGACAATGAGATCAATTCTGATACTCGACAGCCGGTACTTAAAAGCAATTCAACAACTACCGCTTCTTTTGCAGTCTTAGCTGCATCGCGTATCTTTTCTACTTCTAGGGCGCTGAATTCTCTCTTTTTTCTCTTGGGTACTTGAATTTTCTCCACTCTCGCCCCGGGATCATGATCGATATACTGTTCGACGTGGAGCCAATGGAAGAACCGAACGATGCACCCGCGTTCTCGTGCTAACGTAGCCTTGCTTAATCCGTCCATCATCTCTCGATTAGCAATAAATAATCGGATGTCATTCGTGGTTATTTCGCTATAAGACTTTCGCACTGCTCGCATAAATCGATTGATTGTCTGCATGTACAAATCTAGTGTCCCTGCGGCTAAACCTTGGATCTTTTTCGACACGAAGAATTGTTTATACGCGCTGGCATCCCCATGTTCGTCATAGATCATCACTTCGCTTGTTTGTCGTTCTACACGGTATTCTTTTAGCTGAATTGTTAATATCAATTTAATTTTCCGTAATTGTTGGTGATCAAAATCATTCGACACTTTTTGTAAGACTTGATTAATTAGGACCTCTTTGCATTCCATTAAAATCGCCTCCTAAGTTCTATGAAATTTTCTCTACCATCGCTTTCTTCGATATAACTACTTTTCCGTGATACTCATCAATTAAATGATCATCAGCTTTATCAGTGATCGTGATTCGAATTATGCAGCTGTTGACCAAGACCTTGTCGACGAAACCAATAATTTCCGATTGCCACGGCTTATTGGGGACGCATCGCCATTTTTGGTTAATAGTCGGTTGGAGCGGCATCCTCGCATCGCCCCTCTTCTATGGTTGGCTGATAGACATATTCGTATGGCTCAAATTTTTTGTTTCCTAACAATCGGTAGTACTTGCCTTCTTGAGTGATGAGAAAATAGTGTTCAGTCCCTGATTGGTCCATACATTGCCCGAGGTACAGATCGGCATTCTTAGGATTTGATCGAAACCCCATCCATGACCACCCCCGAGCTTCTACAAATAAGTCGAACGTCAGGCGTGCAGTCGAAAACTTATTTATTGGATTATCCATTTAGGTTACTCCTTCCATCCCCATAGTCCTAAAAAGTCAATATAGCCTGGCGTCTCAACTTGATACTGTTTCAATTCTGATTCGGTCATGTATTTACGACCATAGGTTTCTTTCATGGTGATCCAATCGGCCCATGGGACAAATCCGACTGTTTTCTTGATCATGCAGCAGACCCCAACGAATGCTCCAAGCTCTGCGTGTTTATCAAGACAAGCGGCTTGATGGATCGTGACCACTGATTGCTGGATACGATCTTTTGTCGTCATCTTCGCTTCAAAGACGATCGCCCGCCCATCGCTTAAGGTGCCTTTGTAGTCTGGTTGGGCTTTGCCTAGCGGATAAACGATCATGCTGCCATCTTTGTTGATTTTCGTTACGCGGAACGGTTCTGGTGTTTTTTCGATCATTGCGATATTTTGGTGCTGATAATAAATGCAGCCTTGATCGATTAGATTTTCAAACAGCCTCCCTTGATCATTGCTTTGTCTGTTTTTCCAATTTGTTGAATACATCGCTTCGCCCCTCTTCTTTTATCTTTTTGATTAAGTTTGCCAAAAAGCAATCGCGATCGTTTTTCCCAAACATTCGAATCGATCGATCGTATATGCGGTTATATTTTTCTTTATTAGCTAACGAACTAAATCTATCTCCCATGGTCATTCCAAAATAGAAAGGTCCATCTAATCTATCAATTTCTGTTTGAGTACTGAATTTAATGTTCATTTCTTGCGAGAACAATTCTGATCGTTTCACACTCGCTAAGAATTTCCCTCTTGTTTCTGGATTCATATTGATCAATAGCATCATCTCTTGCATCATAAAAATTTTCTCGTTATTGTCGTAACAAGCCACTAAATAATTCTTTGTTGTCATTGTTGATTCTCCTTCCTATACAAGTCACCCATCATCATTTCTAAATAACTCGATTTTGAAGTACCAACCACGATCTTCATCGTAGATTTTCAAAATCTCTCCTAAAATACGGTATTGAGGAAACCTCTTAAGAATCTCCTCCGCTCCATCATCATTAGACATACCTAATTTATTCAGTTTTTTAAATGACCAATAGTCATCATTAGTTGTTTCATGTGGTTCTTTTAGATTTCGACTTTTGGACCATCGCTTTTGACCTTTCTTCCACTGGCGATTTTCCCATTTCTCTTGACCAGTTAAATAATTGACCAAGCCTTGCATCCCATCTGAATCGTATTGAATGTTTTGCACTTGCCTTCGTCCAAGAGGCTGCTTCTTCTTTCCTCGTCCTTTAGACCAAACACTTTCGATTGCATCCCTTGATGGCCCACTATTTAAAACAATATGATGATGGATTCGAGTGATATAGCCGACTTCCTCATCATACTGATAAGAGGTAAACCACATGTACTTTAGCTCGTATCCCTCTTTTATATAGAGTCTCTTTAATTTTTTCAAAGTGTTTTCTTGATCACGCTTAGCATTTGCTGGTTTCTCCGGAAGAAAATGATTTGAATAAGTAAATGTTACATAGTAATCTTTTTCTCCAAAGTTTGCATACAAGAACAGCGCGGCTTTTCTTTTACTCTGTGCTTGGTTCCATCTAGCTTGTGATAGGCCAGTTACTTTTTTTCTCCTACCTCGGGGCTCTTTACATTTTCGCTCCTGCTCCATGGTCCTACTGTACAACCGTATTTCTTTGTAAGGCCCTGCTTCTACTCGCCGCTCTCTAACAAATGATTTTTTCATGACAAACTCCCCAGATTTTTCTTTGTCCGTTAAGTTAGTATCTAATACAAGGACGATAAAACGCCGAAATAGCAACGTTTTTTGCAAAAAACATCTGAGAATGATATAATTATCTTGTCAGGAATAAAGTTATATCGTTCTCAGAAGTCACCTTTATTGGTGGCTTTTTTTATTGCTCAGAAAATGTAAAAATCAAATTTTCTTCAATGCCTTTTCCCAAGGTAACATTGTGGTGCCAAAGGCTTAATCCTCGAAGTTGAAACAACTCTGTTTTACCTTTTGTAGTTTTTACTTCTATTTTATATACCTTTCTTCCCTCTCGATCCATCTGCCGAACATATAATACTTCCGTCGATTTCGACTCAAGATAAGCAATTGCTTTTGAAAGCATAATCTACCTCTTCCTTCAGCTACGTATACGTCTTTTGTATTCGCCAGTCTCTAATCTGGCATTGTATCGATCGACGAATCTGTTGTAAGCAGCAACAAAAAAGTGCCAGCTTGTCCATAAAATAATGATTACTAAGCCAGCAGTGATTGAAACTCTGCTTACTAATACTAGTAACGTTAGAAATAGTGCAATAAATAATGTGTCTTTAAGGTCTTTACTCATTTAATTGGTACCTCCCCTTTATGTCGGTTTTCTTTTCTAACTCATTTACGATTTCCGCATGAATTGTATTGGTTATTTTGATTAGTGGAATATGATCGCCATATGCAGCTATATCAAATTCCAATCCATCTAACGTATATCCGTAAACTATTGGAATATTTTGTTTGTCGCATTCCTTCACGACTTGTGTAAGCAGAAAATTTATTTTGTCGACTGAGGTAGGGTCTTTATGGTCCCCTTGATCAACATGCGTTTCGCCATTTGGCCAATATCTATCAATCAGTGCTAAAGCTTCGCCTCGTGTATGGACTTTGTGGTCCATACTTCCATCTGTAAAATTTACTGTTATCATGGGATGCTCCTTTGTTATAATTTGATTATCAGTACTTCCACGCTGAAATAACCAGAAAGGAAAATGTTTCTGTGATTGACTATTTAGGTATTTACAAAGTATTACTTGAAAGTATCTCGACGGGTTCCGAAAGCGATTTTCAAAGTCTTTTGGACTCTATTACTAAAGAAAAAAGCATTTTGGAACTACGCGAAAAAATTGGTGATGAAAAAGCAAGCTTTTATTTGCAAGACATGGTACAAGATTTTATTAACATCGGATTGGTCGTTGGTGCTGTAACCCCTGCTGATGGTGGTAGATTATTCTATCTTGATCGTCTTACTCCCCAAGGCTATCTTCAGTTGCAACAATTTGAGAAAAAAAGCACGATTGAAAAACTAAAGTCTTTTGCAAAAAAAGATGGAATTGCACCAACACCCGCAAATATCACAAAACTTCTCGCAACATTAATGTGGGATTGATTCGAATGTTTCGCAAATGATATCAACTGATACCACGGTTTTATCTCCGATTCTTCTAATTTTTAGCGAGTCTGAGATAAAACCATGTACTTTTTTTCCCTCGATAAATAGTCCATCTTCTTTAGACTGAATTATTTTTGCAATGCGTGGTGTTTCTATTATTAATTTCTTTGCTTCCATATTTCCTGACATGTATAACTCCCCCTTTTAATCGAAGGAAAACGACAAAATGCATGCCCGCACTTTTTTATTGTATTTTTCTTTTGTCGTTTTCCTCTCGCCATTTTTTCACTTTGTTAATGTTGAAAACTGGGCTGCCGCTCGGATTTGGCTCTGATTCAAGCCCTGCCTTTCGCCAGTTTCTGATTGTTGACGTTGAAACGCCTAATCTTTTTGCAAGATCCGTTTGATTAAACTCAACTTGATTTACTTCCTTAAAAACGAGTTCTTGTTGTAACTCTTGCTTGATTTCTTCCCTCAATTCTTGTTTGACAGCTGGCAAGATAATCGAGAGGCTTTTTTGTACTTCCGCGCTGACTAACTCCTCAAAAGCTGTCATTTGATCACGCTCCCTTTTTATAGAATTTCTATCAATAAACACCTAACGCCCTAGAAAACTTATATCAGCTTTTTCGGTTTTTCCGAATCAGGGTCTAAATAAATATCTGCAACCCTTACACCCAAAGCTTTGGCCAGCTTCTCTAATGTTTCGTATTTACCATTACGCATTTTTTCGATGTCTGTTTCGTAGATAAATATTGTTCTGGATGTGACATTGCTCTTCTTTGCGAGGCGTTCTTTTGAATATCCTCTTAGTCGTCTCAGTTGCTCCAATGTATATTTTTCTTTTTTGATTTCCGCCATAATTTTCACCTCGTTTATATTTTGCTAACCCAAGTATATATTTCGGTTTTTCCGAAGTCAAGACTTTTATTTCAGTTTTTCCGAAACAGATGTTAGCTTTTCTATCTTAATCAAGAAAAATCAACAAATAATCGGAAAAGCATTTCATTTTTTCCGAAGCAGTGATATGATGTATTCAAGGAGGGCGTTAGTGATGTTTGCAAAGAATTTAAAGTATCTTAGAGAGAAACACAATATGGAACAAATTGAATTAGCTGAAAAGCTTGGCAGAAAGAGTTCATCATCAATCAGTGAATGGGAAAAGGGAAAATACACTCCCAAACTAAAGGTGCTGAATGAAATTTCAAAAATTTTCAAAATTGATATAGATGATTTGATGAACGTAGATCTATCCAGTAACGAATATACTCAATCTATCGAATCATTGTATAATCAGTTAGATGACGATCGAAAAAAAGTTGTACTTGAATTTATCCGTTTTCAGCTTGACGACCAAAATAAGCAGTAA